GTAGAGGTAGTCATTAAACTCAAAGCACCACCACTCAAATTGTATGAAGGAGAAATCAACGATCGTATCGTTATTCGTTTACAGCCTAATCCTCATCTCGATATTCGCATGGACATTAAGTCCCCTGGGCTCAATGATGATCTGGAGCTCGCCACACTAACACATGCATATCCAGAAGAAAGAGCAGTTGACGGTTATGAGAAACTTCTCTATGATGCAATCAATGGTGACCAATCACACTTCGTTCATGCAGAAGAAGTTATGGAGTCTTGGAGGATTGTAGATGACCTTCTGTGTACTGGTGATAGTTGCCCAATTCGCACTGTCCCTTATATCTACAAGGGTGGGTGGGGTCCACAATACAAAGTAGATCGTATCACTGATTGGGATTATCCAGCATGAAAAAAGAAGACGAAGAAAAGAAAAAGCGAATAGAGCAGATTAGTAAGCATCTTCATCCTCACGATGATGATCCTGATCCTACTGCTCACATGGGAAATTATAATTTCCCACAAATGCTTTTTGCTTTCTGCGTTGGATTCTGCACTATGTTTGTCTTAGCAGTAGATGAGATAAACGATTTCAAAGGTTGTCCTTTCCCTGCATATTTCGATGATCCACCAAATACAACTGTTCGTTAGAGCAACTATGCAAACACCCTGGTGCTTAGGTGTCATGGGATTTCTTTTAGTATTTGTTCCTATCCTAGGGATGTGGGCTGTGCATAAATATGGATGGGAGCATTGGGAGCCCTTCACACGCCATGTATCGGGAGAAGCATCTACAAAAGAAGAGTGATGAGTGTGCAAAACTTTGGTGGGAGTGGCATAGACTTTGGGAAAAAAAGCATTAGGTGCGCCAGAGGCGAGAAAAGTGTGGTGTAAATGCTGTGATGAATTTGGGATAATGGTATCAGAAGAGGTAAAGACCAATCCTAGATATAAAGGTATAAAGTCTTTTTGGAATGAATCTGATACTCCGCCCCCTTGAAGATATAAATGATCCTGTTTGGAGTGTGATCTTTTCGATCATACTCCTTCTTATTGGAGTTGGATGGGTTGTTAGATATATACTACTAGTTGATACACGAGAGGCGCAAGATCATGGGAGCGATGACACCCCCAAGCAGGAAGAGTTGTTACAACTTCCGAGTGACGAAAATAAATAGAGTCGTCGATGGGGATACGATCGATGTCACAATTGAT